CATCGAACGCCGAAGAACTGCCCGCAGTGCTCACGTCGCCGCTCGTCTCTTTGATGTAGCCCTGACACGTCGCCGAGTCGGGAACCCTTGACCAGCGGACATTCACGCGGCCGAGGAAGGTGCTTTGCGTCTCGTCGCCATAGTCGCCAGTCGTGAACGACGAAGCGCCCGGGATGCCGGTTAGAGACTTGATCTTGTGATCGGTCGAGAAAATGGCCGGGTTGGATTTCGAGGCCAACCAGAAAGGAGAGTCGTAGCTGAAGCTCGGCCCGCTGTCGTAGGTGTAGCCAAGCGATGCGCCAGAGTCGTAGGTGATGCCTTGGCTGGTGTAATTCAGCACCGCCTCAACGGTCAGATCAGACACACCCCAGCGACCCGACGGCACATGGAACACGAGAGTGCGGTCGCACTCAGACGAGTTCAGACCGGGGTAGAACATCCAGACCAGCGCGTTATCGCGGTCCCACATCAGCTTTGTGCGATAGCGGAACTGCGACGATGAGTTGTCAATCCACCATTGGCGGATCTGGTTGCCTACCGGGCTGGCCTTGGCTCCATCGAACAAATACACGTTGTCCGAGCCAACGAACACATGCCCATCAGGCGTATCCGCCACAGCCTCAACGCCCACACAGCCCACGTCACCGACTGGCATCGTCCACTGCCACACCACATCCCCGCCGACGTAGATCCCGACGAAGATCCCGCGTTCTTTGTAGGCAACAACCGTGTCACCCATCCGAAGCCCAGCAGTGATGGCGCCCTGCCCTTCGATCAGCCGGCCCTCGTTCGATTGAGTCGAGACAGAAGGCGTCCAGGTCGTCACATCCAAGTAACCCGAGCACTTCCAGCCGTCCGGCGTCGTGCCGTGATTCAGTAGCATCACAAAGCCCTGAGCCACCGCGATGACCTTCGCAGCAGGCGCACCAGCCACAGCCGAGAAGCTAGAGCCAGTAGAGCGAAGCAAGCCGACAGACGAGCACACAGCCAAGGCGTCATTGCCGAACGACACATAGCGCCACACATCATCAGAGCCCAGCGTGTGACCACTGCTTTGACTCGTCCAGCTCGTGCCGCTCAGTTCGTAAACGTTTGACGCCGTGCCAGCGAACAACCGCGAATTACCCGACAGGTTGCGAGTCACAGCAGAACCACGGCAGGCAGCAGCCAAAGCCGACAAACCAGCATCAGCCGCACTCGGCGCAGACCTCATCCCCTTGGCGTCAGGAATCAGCGCAGAGCACGCCATGAGCGCGCCCGGCGTCGTCGGCTCAACGTCGGGGGAGAAGCCGAGCAGCGGGGTCATTCAACCCTCACATTCATGGACAGCGCGCCGCCAAACTGGCCGAATCGCTCAGTTACTTCCAGCTTCTCGCGAGCCGCCTGATACATGGCCTCATAGCCTTGGGCTGCGGCCGAATCGCGCAGCCAGGCCGCACCGTAATGGAGCGACTTAAACAGGTACACATCCGAGGCGTTTTCAAGCAGCCAGTTCGTGTCTGTGTCATCGCTCAAGGCCGCGAACTTCGCGACATACAGCAGCGAGTAAGACGACGTGCCGCCATTCAGAACACGCAAGCCTGTGCCGATGCGGGTGAAATAGCGGCCAGCACTGCCAGAAGTGGCATAGCCGTCCGTCTCCATTTGCTGAAACAGGTCAACGGGCTTGTACTCGTACACATAACCATCAATCACAAGCCGCTTGACCTCGATGAAGTCAGCGGGCAGCGCAATCACGCCAGCCGCAAGCGCGCCAGTAGCGGTCGAATCCATCGCAGGCACGCGCACATCACGACGGATTGCGGACTCAGCCAAAGCAACGAATGAAGGAATCTTGTCGGTTGCCGTGGAATCAACCAGCCACGAGGCAACATCAGATTTCAGGGCTGCATAAGTCATTGCCAGCCCCCGTGCACCTTGAAGGCGCCATGTTCTTGAATGAAGCGATCAAGCAAGGCGTCGTCGTTCGCCACGTCAAAGGCGTTCATGAGGCCATTGCTGATCTTCTTGGCCCATGCGTCAAGCGTCTCAAGCGGAATGCTCATCTCATGACGCCCAAACATGTGATCGTTCAAGCCATGCGCACGCCGATCCTTGACCTGCTCCACGACACCAGAGACATCAACGACAGTGCCCACGCGGGTCACGCCATCCTCTGAAGCCATGTAGGTATACCCACCAGGCACAGCGGTCAGGATCTTTGTTTCAGCCATAGCTCGGAAAGCAAAAAGCCCCCCAAGGTTTCCCAAGGGGGGCCGGTTACGGACTAGGAGCCGATCAGGTCAGGTCGGCGATGATGCCGTGCGCCTTCTCGTTCTTGACCAGCAGAGTCCATTCGGTGTTGACCATGAACTCGCGGGCGTCGCCACGGGGGGCGAGTTCCTTGTCACGCATCGGGCGCAGCACACCCAGCGAGGCGTAATCCTTGTTCAGCAGGATCACTTCACGCGAGCGCATGTGGCGGGCGTTGACAGCCTTGACGCGACCGAAGGGGCCAATGTAGACCTCCAGGGTTGCGGTCAAGGTCTTGTCTTCGGCCTTGTCGAAGCGAGTCTGCGAAGCCAGGAAGGTGTCGAAGGTCGAACGCTGAGCGGACGGGATCAGGGCATAGATGTTGTCCATGTCCGGAGCGCCGTTGTCGAACATCAGCTTCATCGTGTCCTTCAGGAGCGTCTCCGACAGGGCGCGAGTGGTGCCATCGGTCGGGGCGGTGTTGGTCACAGCGTTGGGGGCTGCGCCACCGGAACCACGCGAGCCGTTGGTGGCGATGAAGCCAATCAGGCCGCGAGCCTGAGGGGCGACGCCAGATGCGGCGGTGACGGCAGTGGTGTTTTGCAGGACACCAAACTCAACGTCCTTCTTGAGTTCAACCATCTTCTTCGACACTTGGCGGTCGTATTCGCTGGACTCGCCAGCCTTTTCGACGCGATCCTGAGTCGCAGTGATTGCACCCGACTTCTCGCTGATCTGTGTGCGGTTGCCGTAGCGAACCACGTCAGAGGTGGCAGCGATGGTCGGGATGTTGCCTTGTTCGACCTTGTTGGCAGCGCCAGCGGCAAACGAGTCGGTCAGCCACTCCACATAGGGGCCATCGACCTTTTCTTTGCCGATCAGGGCGAGGGTGGGGGTTTCCGAAACGGACACGTTCCAGATTTTGTCCATGAGTTGTTCACGGACGCGCGACGAGTTGAACGTCGCAAACGAGTTGGTAGCCTGAGCCATGATTTACCTCTTGCGAGTGGCGGCCAGGAGGTCGGCAAATTCGTTGCTGCCGAAACTGCGCTTCTGCGCAATTGACCTGGCCAGTTTTTCGGATTCGGTGGGCGCGGCAGGCACAGCCTTGGAGGGCTTCTGCGGCACGCTTGCCACCTTCTTGACGGCCTTGGGCTTCTCGGCTTGGAGGGCGAGCCACTTCTGTGCGTAGATCGCCATTTCCACAGCCCACGGACGGGTTGTGAGAACGGCGAGGTCTTGCTTGGTGGCGCCCTTCTTCACCAGCGTCTCGAACATCGCGTTCGTGTCGTTCTTGGTGATGCCGGGGAAAACTTGGGCCAAGTGCTGTTCAGCCAGAGCACGTTGTTGGGCTTGTTCCTGTTCCAGCTTTTGCGCCGACTGCTGGGCATAGGTGCCTCGCTTGTGGGCGAGAGCTTCCGAGGCGTCGCGGTACTGCTGCTTCAGTTCTGTGAACTGCGCCAGGTGCTCTTGGTAGGAGACAGGGTCTGCTTCCCGCAATTGCTGCCAATTGACCTGCTGGTATTGCTTGAGCGTTGACTCAAGCATTTGCACCTGACCAATCTCGGCGGCGAACTGCTGGACTTCTTGAATCTGCTGTTGCGCGAGCTGCTGAACTTGCTCGCGCTCCTTAGCCACGCTCTGCATCTGCTGAGTGAAGTGCGACTGGCGCATGTAGCCGTCGCGCAATTCCTTCTCAGTGACTTCAAACGCCTCGCCGTTTGCGGTCGTCCACTTCACAACGCGGTCATCAGAGGATTCCGGTTCTTCCGGTTGTTCCTCCTGGCCTTCCTCTGCCTCTGCTTCACCGTCTGCTTGCGCTTCGGGCTCGGCCTCGACTTCAGACGCCTCCGGTTGTTGACCTTCCGATTCCTGCTCCACCGTTTCATCCGGCGCGGAGTCCGCTTCTTGCGGTTGTTCCGACTGCGCAGATTGCGCCAGTTGAGTCGCGAAATCGTCTAACGAGAGTGCTTCAGACATTGCTGATCCAAGGTTTGAAGCGCCAAGGTGTGAGGCCAAAGAAAAAGGGCCTCGGATCGCTCCGAAGCCCTTGGCTTGTTCCTAACTTGGCGCCCTGAGTACCGCTCAGGCCGGGTTGTGGCTTAGTCGGTCGTGCCGTCGCTGTACGTTGCGCACAGCACTCCACGCTTGAGCCGGATTCCGCTATAGACGCCTTGGTAGATGTCGCCATCCACTGCGTCAGGGTGCGAGACTTCGACCAACACGGAGCCGTCTCGCTCCTTGGTCTTGATGTATTCGTGCAGGCCGATCACTTCGACCGGAACAGTGAATGTCGCCTTTGGAGCTACAGTTAGCGCGGCAAAAGCAGCATCCAAACCCTTCGCCACTTTGTCGGCCTTACTCATCGGGCCGCGCTTCTTAGGTTCAGCCTGCATAGTTCCTCGTCTGTTCACGGATGGCGTCAAGTCGCGCCTTGGTGTTCTGCTCGGCAAGCAACTCATAGCGGGTCACTTCACCGCCACGAATCGCCAACTCAAACAGGTTCACGAATTGCTGACGGCACTTGTCCATCAGAAACAGTTGCTCGCGCTGTTGCGATGCCTCGATGGGCAAGGCAAACACTTGCTCGCGGATCGCGTCCTGAATGGCCTGCAAAGCCTCCTGCACGAGGGAATCACCCATGATTCGCTCGGCATGTTCTGCCTTGACGATCTGCAATCGCTGCTGTTCGTTCACATCGCCCCCGGTTGCTGAAGATCGTTAGCGAGTTGGTTGATGGCCTGCGCGGCAAACTGGATCTGAGCCGGGCCAATGACCTGGCCCGCTTGATCCATCTGCGTGCCGTTGATGATGTTTCCACCCATCGGACGAGACAGCATCCCGGCAGCGAGTTCAAACAACTTCAGCCGCTCGGCCTGCTGACCCTCAAGCTGCTTCATCTGCAAATCATGCTGGCGCTGCTTCTCGGCCTCTTGGGCCTCAAACTGAGCCTTGCCCATCTCGATCTGAGCCTTGATCTGCTCAGGTGACGGCTGAGGCTGCTGGGGAGGACTTTGCGCCGGATCGGTCAACAGCTTCACATCCGCGCCCATCAGCTTGGCAGCACGAGCCAGGCGCTTGCCGAACTCATAGACGTTCTGTTTTGTCGCCACGCCCATTGGCACGGCTTGCTGCATGAACTGCCCGAACAGTTGAAGCATCTGCACTTCTTCCATCCGCTCGCCATTGGTCGAACCAACGACGATCTTGCAATCCATCTTGTCCGACCACTCAGCCGGGTTGAACGGAACCCACTCGTTGCGCAGGCGCACCACGTCGGCCACGTTCTGGTGTTGAGTCACCAAGCGCAAGATGATCTGATACAGCCGCTTGATGCCGGTGTTTGCCATGATGCGAAGCGTCATTTTCAGACGCTGCTCGCTGGCCTGCATGATCTTGCCGATGCCGGTAGCTGTCTTGTTCAGGCTCTCGCTGTCCAACCCTTGGTTGTACTTCGTGATGCCGAGACGTGTTTCGCGCATCGTGTCGGCAAACTGGATGCCTTCCAGCGACTCACGGGCAACGATGGTCGTTTGAATCGGCGTGATCGCAGTGTTGGCCGGGCCGTTGCCGCGGATGATCTTCCCGATGCGATCCGACAACAAGTCCTCGATGGTGTTCGCCGTCGCCGCCTGCATGTTGATGTACGTGCCAGGACGGTTTGCCAGGTACAGCGAGTCCACATACTGGCGAGTAAGCCCAGTCTTGAGACGCTGAATCTCCGCAGCCGGGTCGGCGTAGGCCATGCCATACACACGGTGTGGAATCGGGATCGGCGTGATGACAGCGTAATCCTGACCCTCGGCCTCATCGTCTTGCAGGATGTCATCCGGCCCGCCGCCAATCAGCACTTCGCGCCACTCGGCCACACCATCGCCATTGCAGTCACAGCGGACAAAGCCCTTGAACAATCGGACTTCTTCAAGTTCGACCGTCACCGTGTCGTCGAAAACATCGTCCTCCCACGGGTCGTCAACCAGCGTAGAGAAGTCGTAGTCGGACACATCAGCCCAACGCTTAAACCCCATCTCCTTCAACTCGGAGCGGGTGTAAGTCACCATCTCGCCGATCACATAGGC